CCGCACCGCCGAATCCGACGCCACCGCAATCGACCGGGAATCCGCCGACAACACCACTACGACTATCGACGCCACGGATATCGCCCTCGACATCTACGATCAGTCGCCTGACGAGTAGACGAGAGAGGTTAGCGTGGGCACTGACACGGGCTGGTGAAGAACCGGCACGGATCGCGGCCAAGTTGAAGGTGAGTGTCGAGGAAGTCGAACAAGCTGTCAAAGGATTTGACGCCGCGCGCGCGCAAGTCTCGACCGACATCGTCGATATGGTTGTCAATGCCGAAGTCTTAACCGCAATGAATGGCGTCGGCAACGTAATCCAAGCAGCGATGTCCGCCGAGAGGTTCACAGGCGCATACGATCTGGCCGGGCAGCCGATCATGGACGCTGATCACACGACAGCTCTGGACGCCGTGCGAGCCGCAAGGGAGTTGGCCGAGGTCACGAAACCGAAAGGTGGAGCGGCCATCAATATTGGCATCCAGAACAATCCCGGCGGGAACGGAAACGGTAACGGATCGGTCAAGACCTTCGAGCAACGGGTGCGCGAGAAACGCGGACTACTGGGGGAGAGTAACGTCAAGTTTCTCGGCAAAGGCGCAGAGGAAGAGATCATCGACGGTGATGTGGACGATGACGATGATGACGACGAAATCATTGACGATATGGCCGACGGCACGAGCGAGTTAGAAATAGAAGAGGCCGAAAACACTTAGCTATGCGCGTCCCCCGCAAAGACGACACCATCAATGACTACCTCGAAGCTCTGGACGAAAAATTCCTTCTAGCTAAGTCACGCTCCAAGACCGATATCGAAGCCATGCCCCGGTTCTATGATTTGCTCGACAATGACGAGAATCTGTGGATCGACGGTGAAATTGAAAAGTGTATCGGTAGCCGACGCTACTTCATGGAAAACTACTACGTTATCCGTGATGAGCGCGGACGTCTCCGGACACTGTATCCGTTCTGGGATCATCAAGAACTGATCTATGAAGTCGCCGAGATCGAGTGGGACGAAAAGGGATGTATTCGTCTTATCATCCTCAAGCCCCGGCAAGCCGGATCGACGACGTGGAATGGTGCTCTAATCTTTCACGCCACGATATTTGTGCCCAACTCGTACTCACTGGTTATGGCGCAAGACGACCGGGTATCGGACGAAATCTATCAGCGCCTGATGGATGGTTATCACAATTTACCGCCTTTTTTGAAGCCGGAATATTTATCGAAACAACAAGGTCGTCAGGTAATTTTTCAGCGCACTGACGAATATCTTCGCACTGTTGATCCCGGACTCGGCTCCACTCTGCATGTGTCCAACGCCCAGAAGTCCACGGGTGTGGCCATCGGGCGCACTGTGCGTAATTTTCTCGGCTCGGAGGTCTCGCGCTGGCCGGACCCTCAAGTCTGGACTGCTGATATCAAGCCGTCACTCAACGCCCCGGATATGCTCGGGCTGATTGAGTCCACGGCGTATGGCCGGTCCGGATTGTACTGGAACCTGTGGAACGCCGCCGAGCGTGGTAAATCCGCGTGGCGTGCATTGTTTATACCTGTATACAAAGTCAGGAAATATTCTATTCCTGTGTACAAATCGGACGATTTTATTTTAACCATCGACGAAAAAGCTCTCCGGCGCAACGTTAAACGCAACGACAACTTTACTATTCCTCTCGGGTTCTTCAAGTGGCGTAGGAACGAGATTATCGAAACCATTAACGCCACAGGCTCCAGCGAGTCCCATAAAGAATCCTATCCGATCACCGCCAAGGAAGCGTTCATCTCGTCAGGGTTTGGTGCGTTCTCGCGTCCCCGGCTCGATGAACAGGAACAACAAAACTGTACCGATCCGAAATTCGTCGGCGAGATCGAGTACGTTGGCCCCGAGATGCCGCCGATACTCAAGTTGCATACTCCTACCGAAGAAGAAGTCGCGGACAAACCGAAGCTCTTTAACCGCCTCTGGGTCTGGGACGAACCTGACGAGAACGATGCGGTCGAATACTATATCGGTGGTGACGTGTCCTCGGGTGATGGTCAAGACTATTCCGACATCACTGTATACCGCATCGGATACGGACTCGACCCCAACGTGCAGGTCGCAGAATGGCACGGCCTTATCAATCCGTCTCACTTGGCTCGAATCGTTGCAGCTCTCGGCTACTGGTACCACACTTGCGAAGTGGCAATCGAGTACCAGATGGCAGGCGTTACGACTGGCAATGAACTGTTCAATGTCCTCGACTACCCAAACGTATACAGATGGAAGCACATGGACAAAGTATCCAGTCAGGCCACGATGCACGTTCACTGGCTGACGAACACTCGCACTCGCGAGGACATGATTAACCGCATGGGTGAAGCCCTCCTTGATCGCACCATCATTATCCGCAATCGTCACACCATCGACGAGATGCGCGACTTTGGTAGATTCGAGGGCGAGATCAAGGCCGCTGGTATCGACAACAATGACGACGCGGCTATCGCAAACTGTATTGCCATCTGCGCCCTGCATCAGTCTGGTAAGCGTCAAGAGTTCGCCGAGAATACGGGTCTCGCCGGGGAGGGATCAAAGCATGCTCATCTACTCCCCAAGATGCCGCAGCTATTCCAGTTATTCGACCAGTTCGGCAGGCAAATCCCGACTGATACACCAATCACGAGTGTCGAGGCCGGAAATCAACTCATCGCCCAGATCGGTAAAAAGCATAACGTAAACCTTGTCGGCAAATGGAAGATCGTTCCCGTCCAGGTTGGAAAATGGAATACCATATTTTCTCCATCATGGGACACGACTGGGGCCGAGAATCAACTCGCCACGATCCACGGAATGTCTCCGCGCGACCAGATGGTTGCGCCGGATTCCGTATCCCAAATGCGAAAATTATTACAATATCAAGCGCGGTTTGGTACTGAACTTTCTGAAATCTTGGAAGATAATGGAGACGACTAACAATCGACGACTATGCCGACACTCGTAAAAGAACTTGATCCCTCATCAGCGTATACATTCTGTCCCATCTGCCGCCAGAACGGCAACAACTCGTCACCGATTCAGCGCGATGGTCACGTCTTAAAATGTGGCTTCGGCCATCAAGTATCCGGGTCCGATCTACAACGCTTCGGCGCCGACATGGTTAAATCCGGAGACGTGTTCATCGAGCAACCGACCATCACCGATATCAAGTGGCCGATCTGGGTCAATCCCACGGTCAAGGAACGACTCGAAAAGAAACTGGCCGGACGGATCATGGTCACAATTGCCACGCTGCTCGCCGCATTATCCGACGATTCGCTCGTGATGATCACCGGAGAACAGGCGGCTAAACTCCGCGCCATGGGCATACACAACGGCGCCGACATGCTGGCCAAAGCTGAGTCCGAAGTCCAAACCGCGAAAGAGCGGGACGATTGCCTCAACCAGATCGATCGTTTCATGCAGGTGATGAAGGCCGCACAGATACCCGGAGCTTAGATGACAGCTTCAATATCGACGGCATCAATTCACCCTGATCATCGACCGATCAATAATCTCCTCATCGTCCCATTAACCCCTGCCGAGATCAAGGTAGTCGATGCCCTCTCCACTCATCTGTGTACGAATCCGCAACTGTCTCTGATAATCGGGCTAAAAGTCGATACCATCAAGCATCACCTGTACTCGGTTATGAAGAAGACGGGAACTTTCACCCGGCTCGAACTGGTCGTCAAGTGGCGTACGAAAGAGTTCCAAGACTGGCTAATCGAGCGGGGAATACGCTGATTATCATTGTTAAATAAGGTCTTGCATGGTTGTGTTAATCTATTCGTGAATGTCTGGACTCGGTTGTATACCCTCATCCTTCGTCGATTCCAAGGGCCAAAAATTTGGTCGTCTAGTGATTATCCGTCGTGCCCCCAATAAGATAGGCAGGAGAGAGGCCCAGTGGTTGTGTCGGTGCGATTGCGGCAAAACAACCGTTACGTCCGGATGCGCTTTGCGTTCCGGTAACACTCGTAGTTGCGGATGTATACAAAAAGATTACGCAAAGACGGGTGTTGCAAGCAGGAAACATGGCATGTCCGTTCGCGGCACTCACGAGCGCAGACTGTACGATATCTGGTCTAACATGAAACAACGATGTGAGAATCCCGAATACGCATATCGTCATAATTACGGGGGGAGAGGAATTACTGTTTGCGCCGAGTGGCACGATAACGAGAAGTTCTTTTCTTGGGCATTGGCCAACGGCTACGACCATAAATTAACCATCGAGCGTATCGACAACAACAAGGGTTATAGCCCCGATAATTGTCGATGGGCCACGTATACGGAACAGAACAGAAATAAAAGAAACGTTGTAATACTGGAACTGGACGGTGAGCGCAAAACGATGCCTGAGTGGGCCGAACACGTCGGGATAAACTGTAATGTGCTGCGAAGTAGATTACGATCGGGGTGGGAGTTGATTGACGCTTTGGCTATTCCGGTTATGGGGGCTGCTAATGTCCACGCTCGCTGTTGATACATCGTCGGTCGGAGAAGTTCCCCCTACTCCTGCGGGTTTGTCTGAACAGCAAGCCCTAAAGCTGGAAGGCGAGATATGCCAGTGGACCGACAAATTATTTGACACCGCCACGGGCGACCGCGAGTGGGAGCGCGAAGTCAAAGACACCTTCCGTGCCATTGACGCTATCGACGGCAAGATGTGGGCGGGGGGAATGCGACGTGGCCGCAACCGCTCTACCCTCCCGAAAACAACCCGCACATTCTGGGACGGTGTCGGACTACTCACGGATCTCGCAATCGACTTCAATGTCAAGATGTGGGACCACCTAAAGGACTTCAGCGATTTTGAGTCGATGCTGAACTCGCTCGTGACTCATTGGGTCATGCGCCACGGCTACGAAGACAAACTCTACGACATCATCCTGTACGGTCTTCTCCACACTGGCCCCGCGAAAATCCAGTGGAACTCCAAACTCAATGGCGGCATGGGCGACTGCGACATCGTCCCTATCGCGCCGTGGCAGTGGGTCACGCTCGGTGGTGGCACCAACCCGCAAGACGCCGAGTGCATAATTTATTTCCCGGTGGTCACCAAAGACTCCCTGATCCGCGATTTCGGTCCCACGGCCAAGCGTGTCGAATGTGACTCCGACTTTTCATCGGGCGCGCTACAGGGTCAATTCAATCGTCCAGCCGGATTCTCGAAATCACAGTGGAACGGCATGGCGCAAACCCTGAAGATGTCGCTCGGTATCAAGAGCAATGCGTCCGCCGACGACACGCCGTATCCAATGTGCCTGAAGAAAGAGTTCTGGCTGAACGACGGCAGCCGTAACGAGACCAGCCGAACGGTCACTGTCGGTCCAGCCGACAACAAGGGCGCCCCCCGTGTTAACTGGGCATACCGAGTGGAGCCTGGCGAACTCCTCTACCCTCGCGGCCGCCTAATCGTTACCGCCGGCGGGTGCGTGGTAGAGGACCAGCCCAACCCATATTGGCACGCCAAGAAGCCGT